AAAGTATGTCGGAGGTAAGCCAGAGTGTTTTACAGCAGCAGTTAGAAAAACTGGGCACATGAGCTTTGCTAGTTTACTACAGTCTGATGGAACTCCCTATGGGGGGAACATAGATTCCCAACATGCTACTGACCAATCCTGGGAGGTACCTACTCAGTGGGATAAAAGCAATCAAGCTCCTAGGAAGGGCCTACGTCCACCCCAAATTCGGGAATATTAGGAGATATTATGCCAAAGTCATTTGGGTCTGATGTAAAAAATAAGGCTTTAGAACTCTATTTACCCAATAACAAGTCTGCGAGAGAAATTGCAGAAATGTTATGGGAAGAATTTGAGGTTAATGTGAAACCCACTACAATTTATATGTGGGCTAGGGAAAACAATTGGGATGAACATAAGGGGGAAGTGCAAGCCCAAGCTATTCAGCAACTCAAAGAAAGTAGTGGGCAACGTATAGCAAGGATTCAGGGAGAACATGCCCAAGAATACACTAACTTGAGGGAGAAAGCTTCCCGTGAACTCGACCATTTAGGCTTTGATAAGGCCTATGATGCTGCCAAAGCTCTAGATTTAGGAATCAAGGGAGAACGTCAAATAATGGAGGGGATGATTAATCTTCAGTTTGTACAAAATGTATTAAATGTCCTAGTAGAGGAGATAGCCGAAGAAGAGGTGCTGAGAAAAATTTCAATTAAACTTAGAGCATTAATCCACACTGAGGAGCTTGCTGCTATATGACACAAGAAATAACCACCTTTTCTGATGCATTTGATAAATTAGCCGAGGGATTAATTACCACTCAAAAGATTCAAGTAGGGTCTTTTAAGGATTTTTTACTTAATATATGGTCACAAAGTTTTGAACATCCTGAATATTTCAATGCGTGGCATGTAGGACAAATTGCAGATGATGTCGAATATTGTCTAGAGAAGGGTTTGAACTATTGTGCGGTACTCCCTCGTTTTCATTTTAAGAGTACCATTTTGGGTCACGCTTTTAGTGTATGGTCACTTTTAAAATCTCCCAGAGATTGTGCGGTACTATATTTATCGTATAGTGATTCAATGGCTAGGTACCATATTTCTGAGATTAATAAGGCTATTTCCAGAAATCCTATATTAACACAATGGATGGTTAATAGGTCACCAAAGGCTGACTTTTCTGCTAGATATTATGTTAATAATAAGCCTATGGATGTTCGACATGGGGGCCTTTTTTCATTTAAGCGGGGTATGCATGTAAATGGAGCCTTGATTGCAGATGATATTCTACGTGACCCTGAAAATCCCCTTAATATAGGGCAAGTGACTAAAGTGGAAGACCATTTTCTTACAGAATCTCTGTTTATTCCTCTTAAAGGAGTACCTGTCCTAGTTATGGGTACCCCCATGATGCCTGGTGATTTGTTAGGTAAGCTTCAGGAAGATGACCGTTTCTTTACTAGGGTTTTACCCGCCCTTGACCCCGTACCTGGGCGCAGAGTATTGATGCCTGAGTTGTACAGTGAGGAGTGGTTACTTCAACAGCAAGCAGCTAGACCGAAATCCTTTGCTTCGGAGTTTTTGTTGGTGCCTCACTTTGCTACTGAGAGTTTCTTCAATGATGCGGATATAAGTAAGTGTGAAGATGAGACTTTGCGAGATATGCCTACTACTCGTAAATATAGAAAACCAGAAGGCTCTTTCCTATTTGCGGGATTTGATGTAGGTAAGAAGAGACACCCTTCCCATCTTGTTATATTTGAAAGGACTGGGGAGAAAGTTACGCAAATTCACCAATCTTGGTTAGATGGGTGGAATTATTCAGACCAGATTGAGTTTCTTAATGAAGTAGCTGAGAATTTTGACCTTGACCGTGGCTATATAGACAATACCAGAGGAGAATTAGAGGATAGAGGCTTAGATTATCGCTGGCATTCCCTGTCTTTCACACTAAAGTCTAAAAACAATATGGCCCATATCTTTGAGGAATACGTGCATTCTGGTCAGTTGGGCTTACTGAAGGATGACCGTCAGAAACAACAGATTTTGTCTGTGAACAATGACTTGAAAGCTCCTGAAACTCCTATGGGTCACGGAGATGCTTTCTTTTCTATTGGTATGGCTCTCCTAGCCTCTTGGGAGACAGGTAAATTTGGAGTTACTAATATAGGAAATATCCAAGGCTTTTTAGACCCTGAAGAACCAGAGGAGCTAAAGACTGAAGCAGGGCAAGAGAAAACTCCCGTAATTGAAGATGTTACTGGGGACAAACCTGGCCCCACGGACTTGCCAGGAGGGATACAAGTAGATTATACTAGGACAATAAACGCAGATTTAACCCAAGCTGATTGCCCCAATCCAAATTGTGAAGAGATTGTGTGTAAACCTGAATTTTGGGTACCGGAACGGCAACTTTGTATATATTGTGGACATAGGGGGTAGGAGATTGATAGACACACACATTTCTGAACAAGCAGAAACCATTTTAGCTCACCGATACTTTTTAAAGGACACCGAAGGGAACCTAATTGAAGACGCTCCTGAGCTTTTTGGGAGAGTTGCTAAAGCGATTGCTGATGTAGAAAGTCAGTATGGGGGGTTAGAACAAGAGAAAACATTATTGGAACAAAATTTCTTTGAGATGATGTGGAACTTAGAATTCCTACCCAACTCTCCTACGTTAATGAATGCGGGAACGGCACAAGGCACCTTATCAGCTTGTTTCGTTTTGCCATTGGAAGACAGTATGGAACAGATTATGAAAGCTGCTACTGATACAGCTATGGTGCAAAAATTCGGGGGTGGCACAGGGTTTGCCCTGTCTAAAATTAGACCTAAGGGTGCTAAGATTAAATCCACTCATGGTGTTGCCTGTGGCCCCATAGAGGTGCTTAAAACCCTCTCTAGGGTGTCTAGTATGATAACGCAGGGAGGCAAGCGTGATGGGGCTAACATGGCCGTTCTGAGTGTTCGACACCCAGACATCCTTTCTTTTATTGATTGTAAGAAAACAGAGGGAGATATCCATAATTTTAATATTTCTGTTGCTGTTGATACAGAATTTATGAATTTTGTTAAATTTGGAGAGGATTATAACCTGAATGACCCAAAGACAGATTTACCTATTGGTACTTTAAATGCTAGAGAAGTCTTTTTCAAGATTATTCAGGGGGCGTGGCGTAATGGAGAACCTGGGATGGTATTTCTTGATAGGATTAATGCAGATAATAAAGTTAGTGAGGAATATGGGGATATGATTGCAACCAATCCTTGTGGGGAACAACCCCTTTTAGGATATGAAAGTTGTAATTTAGGGTCTATTAATTTGTCGAAATTTGTTTTAACTCAGTGGCAGCTTCCAGAGAATTGGGAAGAATCTATTGATTGGGGTAGACTTCAACAGGTAGTACGTGATTCTGTACATTTTCTCGATAATGTGATTGATGCAAATGATTATAGTATCCCTGAGATTAAAGAAATGACTAGGGCAACCCGTAAAATTGGGTTGGGTGTTATGGGATTCGCTGATTTATTGATTAAATTGAGAATTCCGTATAATTCGGAAAAGGCACGAGAAGTTGGGGATGAACTTATGCGGTTTATTAATCACATGGCAAGTGTGAAATCATTAGAATTGGGTTCGCTTAGAGGAACTTTCCCTGCTTGGAAACAAAGTAGCTATAAGATTCACGAAAATTATAGGAACGCTTGTCGTTTGACAGTAGCCCCTACGGGTACTATTTCTATGATTGCGGGATGTACAAGTGGGATTGAACCTTTGTTTGCTTTGGCATGGCGCAAACAAAATATATTGGAAGGTCAAACCCTATTCTATATTAATGAAGAATTTAAAAAAGATGCAAAGGAATATGGTTTCTATTCTGAAGACCTCATGTCTCATTTGGCATCTGGTGGCTCTTTAAAAGACCGTGATGATGTTCCAGATTGGGTTAAAAACGTATACGTAACGGCTCAGGATATTTCTCCTGAAGACCATGTTTTAATGCAAGCTCGTTTCCAACAATATGTGGATTCTGGCATATCTAAGACCATTAATTTTGCGTCTGAGGCTACCTTAGAAGATGTGTGTGCAGCTTACATGACAGCCTGGGAGACAGGATGTAAAGGAATTACAGTATATCGTAATGGTAGTAGAGAGAAAGAGGTATTGGTGACGGGGCATTTAGAGGGGGAGATTTCTAAATGTGATTGCGAATCTCCGTTGATTGTCCAAGAAAGTGGTTGTGAGACTTGTAAAGTATGTGGATGGAGTGCTTGTAAGATTTCGTAAAAAAATTAGCATACTAAAGTATAATAGGGTTAGGGACTGTTATACTTTGGGGTATTAAAGTATAATAAGCATAGTGGAGGTTAGTATGGTAGGAATATTTTTAAAAGATAGGGAAGTACAATATACAGCCAATAGGGATGAAATTACTAATACTTGGCGTATATTAGATACATGGCACGAAGATTTAATGAATTTGGGGCCAGAAGATGAAATAGAGGATACGAGTAGTGCAGTCACCATCTTGACAGAGGGAGCTTTTATAGCTCTAGTTAAAGAAGCAGCGAGATTGGGCATTTTGCAAAATTCCCAACTAGGAAGTGAAGGGGATTTAGACGAATTGTTGGATGAGAAAGATGCAGAGATTGCTGACCTTAGGAAACAATTGGAGTCACCACGAGAAGTGGCACGGGTATTGGAGAATAAACAGCCTAGGAGAACAGAAGGCTTTGTGCTGAAAGAGATGGCAATGAGTAACATTTTGAAGATTGTTTCTATGGCAGACATAGAAAGTCTTACTGAGGAATAATGTATGAGATTATCTGACTATTTACCTGAGGTGCCTAAACTTGCTCAGACCATGATTAATATGAATGAGCAGATTGGTTTCCTAGAAATGATGAAATCTGGGGGAGAAACAGGCCGTGCGCCTACCATTGGACTAGACCACGTAGTTAATACGTGGGTACGTCATCAGATGGCCTATCGCCAACAGTTAGTTATGGACTTGCAAATGTTGGCTTACTCTATTGAAGAGGTACGTTCCCCAATTCAACACATAACTGGGGAGGTCTTTAGAAGAGGCATAGAATGGGTACCAAAGGTAGAGAACCCAGACCATAAACAGCAAGAAAGATTGATGAAATTTATGGATGATTGTAATATATTTGACCAATCCTTAGAAGAAGTGTTACGTCAATTCCACTTTGACCTAAATTCTATTGATGATGCGTTTATGTATCTCGTTAAAGAGTATAAGAAAACTGACGATGGCAAACTTAGGTCTAAAGTTAATGAAATTCGGAGATTAAATCCCGCCTTGATTGAGTTTGATTTAGATGCTGCGGGACTCCCCAAGAATGCCCACTTCCTATGCCCAATTCACAGGGAAGAAGTTAAGGAAGACCCCACTGATTGCCCACAGAATGATTGTGACCTCAAACTTCAACCCGTAATGTATAAATACTATCATCGTAACCAACACATTTTCTTATTGGATGGGGAAGTTCTTCACATGTCTAAATTCTCCCCTAGTGAGACATATGGATGGAGTCCCATTCTTACCATCTTTGAGAAAGCTCTTACTTTAATAGGAATGGATAAGAATTTGTATCGTTATTTCTTTGAACGTAAGATGCCAGCTTCTATGATGATGGTTTTTACTGATGACCCTGAATCGCTGCGTAGAGAACGACAGCAGATTGCAGCGCAAACAAGACTTGACCCCAACTATATACCAATGGTAGCCGTATCGTCCCGAAATAACCGAGGTAGGGTAGACATGGTTAGATTATTCCATACTCTGAATGAAATGGACTATCTTCCTGTTAGAAATGAGATTCGGGAACGTATTGCAGCTATGTGGGGTGTAACTCCTGCTTGGCAGGGCGCACCAGAGGCTTTTGGGGGCCTGTCTACCCAAACTCAGCAGTTAGTGGTTATGAGTAGGGTGGTAGAGGGTGACCAACGACTCTTCCATGAGAAAATATTCCCCCAGATATTGGAAGCTTTCGGAATTACTGATTGGACTCTTAAATTGCCCAATCCTGAGGAGAAAGCGGAGGCTACAAGGATTAGCTTCTCTCAGCAAAAGGCTCAAATAGCGCAACAGTTCATTGGATTAGGATTTGACGTTAGATTGAAGGATGATGGCGTACCTGTGGAAGATGCCGAGTTTATGATATTTGGTAAGCCTGTGAATATGGTTGAAATGCAGGGTGAACAGTTAGCTATGGGTCTGGAACAACAGGAACAACAGATGCAAATGATGCAACAACAAATGCAAGGGGGAGAGCAAGGACAGCCAGGCCAGCCAGGACAGCCAGGCCAGCAAGCTCCTGCTGCTCCTCCAGGGGTAAATCAAGCCCCTGGTAGAACAGGTGCTGCTCCCGGTGGTGGGGAAGGTGAAGGAGCTACTCCCATACCTCCCATGCCGATGCAACGCATGGACTTATTAAAGGGTCAAGTCCCTGCAAAGAAGCCAAAGAACTTTGTATATAATGATTTAGGCCCTGGAAGTAGACCAAGGGATGAAGAGGAATTGAATGCGTATGCAGATGCTAGGGGTGATGGGGAGGGTACGCCTTATATAAATAAGTCTACAAATTGGATACAAGGAATCATGGAAAAGGGCTTCCTAACACCTATAATTAAAGAAGTATCTAATGATGGTAAGAAGATGTGGTTTAGCCAGGATGGCGCAGATTATATTGCTAACCTAACCCCCTTTGGTGTAAACTTCATAGAGAAAGCCAATTTATATAATGGGCCAAATATTCAGAAGCCTAAAGGCCCCTCAGTTAATCCCCAAATAAGTTATAATGTGGATGACCAACCAGATTGGGAGGAAGAGAATGCCAATCCGCAAAACCAGAAATAAATCTTCTGGGTATGAAAAAGCTCACACTACTCACGGTGAGGGGTATAAACCTACTGAACATTTTCATGAAACGGGGGGAAGTAGTCAATCTATTGCAGAAGGTAAATGGAGATTTGAAGGTATGGTTGAAAAGTCTCTCTTAAAGCTCATGGAATTTGGTTCCCTAATGAAGATGTGGGATACTACTGAAACTGGTGAATTAAAGGGCTTTGAGGAAGGAAGCAAGGGTTACGAACAGGTCATGAGTGCAGTTCAGGCCCAACCCCATTCTACTATGTATACAGGTGGTTTGAGTAATAATTCTGCCCACCAAGGTGCCCCCATGGCTAGGGCTGCAAATTATTTAACTAAGATACGGAGTGGGAATGAGGACATGGATTCACATGAACATGTTTTGGGACATCAAGCCATAGCAGATATAGCTCATAACATCCCTCGTTTTGGAAACGACTACACTACTCATCCAGATGCCATCAAATATAATTATGTTTCTAGGCATATTCCATATTTCGAAGATTCACCAGACAGAGTAGGTGGTGCCCCAGCTTATCCATGGCATCCAGATAATGGGTATGATGGCACTGGCACTCCACAAGTGATGTTAGACCAGCTTAAGAAGAAAAAATCGTTGGAAGAGTTTCATGGCAAACAAAGTATGATGAAGCATACGTCAGGGTCATCTGG